TCCGTAATTTACCAAATGGAAAAGCAGTAAGTGAAGCAATAGATGCTACAATACGAGAACCCATGCGTTTAATGGACGATGCAAATCGATCACATTGTATTCGCCATATTCAGGTTGTATCTCAATTATCCAGTAAATATAATTAATTGTTCGACTCCTGTAAATAGTTTCCTTTTTATTATGAAACTATTTATAAACTTTACCTAGATGGTAAAAATGGTGATTGCTGTGTCATTTGACCACCCATATCTTGATTACGTTGTTGTTGAATACTATCTACTGTTATATCGGATGAAAGTTTCTCGGATTTATATGTTTCTGGTGGTGTCGGTATTGTAGCTGTGCTACCATTCGCTGAAACATAATTGTATAGATTACGGCCTCCACCATTACCCTTTGCACTCAAGTCTTCTACTGAGGCATTAAACATTGTAAAGGATTCAGACATTACGTCTTTTGTCCCTAAACTAAATGACATTGGTTCGCCGTTTCCCTGTGTTGCAAAATCATTATTATCTTGTACTTGTCCTTGAAATTGTGACTTGATTTCAGATCCCATGATAACTCGGTAATTATCTTTTACCAACATCAATGTAGGTACAGAATGAATATTAGGAGGTAATAGTACAGTTGAACCATTTTCCAAAACAATATGCACTTGTCCGCTTACTGGATCTACTTTACGTTTATCAACACATAAACAGTTCAATTGTTTGGTCAAATCGTTTTTTATCAAAAAATCCAATATTTCCTTGGAATGCTTACAATAATTGCTATAATATAAAATATCCATTCTTTGTATTATAGACGTAGATGGTTTTATTTATTTAAACCAATTTTTCGATTATTTTTGTATTTATTTATGCACTTTCTTCTAAATTAGATGTTGCACACATAGAGTACAATAATCTAGATTGGATGTACATAACAAAACTAAATAGTAATGCATATGCGATCGAAAGAAGATCATTCAAACTCAACATAGACTTTGATTTGAAAAGTTTGCTAAGAACTCCCTTTGCTGCAAGTAATAATGCAAACAAAAATAGAAGTAAGTTAATTACGGTAAAAGCGTAAAATAGAACGCAGTATTTTTTGTCTAAAGGACCGAAAAAATAGTTTTCTAGTGACATTGTATATTTGTATATATGGATCATATAAAATAATTATACAGCACTTTTTTAATAAATGTATATTATTGCTAAATTCGTTATAAATAATTTTATCTTTAGATGTAATATATATACCTATCGACTATAAACGTACATCTATGCAATTATTCGTTAAAACCCTTACTGGTAAAACCATTACATTAGAAGTAGAAGGCAATGATACAATTGACACAGTAAAACAAAAAATTCAAGATAAAGAGGGTATCCCACCTGAACAACAAAGGTTGATATACGCCGGGAAACAATTGGAAGACGGACGTACAATCAATGATTACAATATACAAAAAGAGAGCACTCTTCATTTAGTACTTCGTTTAAGAGGTGGATATAGAAGTTCGTTCATAGCATAGTATCTTAACAACTATTTTCATATAATATTTCATAATTATTTTCCTCAAATACGATTTCCGGTATATTGATCCAGTCATGATAAGGTATGGCTTTCGTAGTCGGTTTTTCCAATGATAATAGTTTGTGCAATGATTTAAAACGTCTTTCTACGGGTGATACTGATCCTGATATTTTCCTAGATATTTGTTTCCATCGCCATTCGAATTGTAATGCTGCTCGCCAATCCGGAAAGCCAGACACGTAACAAACCCGTGACCATGTTTTTCCTTTTTTTACTTTAGATGTAGTCATGATTGCTCCCCCGGCAATTTCACCATTATGTTGTCTCAATCGTTTCTCTAAATCTACGGTAGCACCCACATATGTACTATTATCAGAACAAATAAGCAAATATACAAAGGAAGACGACATATAGTAACTCACAATGTATAAATTCATTTTGAACGAGACCCGGTATAAAATTGTTTACGTGGTTACGAATTCCGGTTTTTGGATATTGACTTCACTGCATGATTCTACTAGCAAACCATTTGCATATATTCCATAATTCATAAATTCATCTACATGATCTAAACATATATGCCAAATTACACATTCTTCATTTGATGAATATGGTTTGGCGCGAGGATCACACATCGCCATCAATCTACATTTACCGTCTGTTATAAAAAATTCGCCCAATAATTGTTGCGTTACTTCATACTGTTTGTCTGTTATTGCATCTTCCAAGATGGAATGACATCCAGTAATAAATAAATCTTCATATAATGATTGATATTGTGCAGGCGAACATTTATACAAACGGTTTTTCTCTCGTTTGTAATCATTTGTATTTTTCATAGTTCGACAAGCAGTGATATTTACTGGTACATATCCGTGTTTATATGTCTTTACCAGCATTCCTTTTTTAATCGATTCAATGGGTACTTCGATTTCTTTATATGTTTCTAAATCCTTACAAGTAATTTTGGTTCCTTGTAAAAAGCATGTTAAATCCGAATTACTACTATCATTGCTACTGCTACTCGATGTGCCTGGGGTAGCAACCGCATATGAAAAAGGCATTTTTACAAACCAATAATCGGTATTCAAACCATCACGTCGAATTACACTATCTGGAAAGTTACTTTGGGTTACTTCTAATACATCATGGTTATCATCAATGTGATATACTTGACATGTATCATATGGATTATATATTCGTACAGTAACATATTGTGTATCGTCACCAGCACTTGTATATTCATCTCCACTTGTATTCACATATTTTTCAATTTGTATAAAATCCGCTTTGTTTGGCAAATTCGATAATATGGTCTTGTTTTCCAATGTCATTTTACTGAATAATGGTATCTGTACAGATGGTTCTCTCAATGATACCGTTATATAATCGATATTACCACTAATATCTTGGACACTCATTTGAAATGCGCCCCCACTACGAGTTAACGTTGTCCGTTTTAAATCGTTGAAATTTTCTTTACTATTAAGAGTTTGTATGCTATATACTACTTGATTCTCATCTATATTACGTTTGGACATACCCAATGCTACATTTTGTGCAATTGACCCCAATTCAGGACTTGAAACAATTGATGACTCCAATGTGTCTTGGAATTGCAAACCATTCTCATTTGGAACAAAAGATCCGTTATAATTAGTAGGATATGGGCTCGACCAAGTAGGTTGTACATTGTAAGTAATGGATACTGGTACTGCTGAATTATAATACAAATTGCCGGTTTGTGATATAGTGACAATGGATGTACCGAGTTGTAACCCTTCGATTTCAGAAGTAATAGGATTGTAGGTAACTGAACTACCCGTAATGCTCAACGTACCAGATAAATCCGATTCGCCACCAGATTCCTCATTTAATACTTCATATACTAATCCAGATGTTTGACCAACACCTATACTTCCTTGTGTTGAAATTGCGGCAGTATAATTGATATTTTGATCTACTTGAATACCTGTTACATTAATTGTTTTATTTGTAGCCAAATAATCATCGTCTCCTGAAAACGCCACGTTTAAAGATTCAGTACCAAGACCTAATATTTGTATGATAGAAGATGAATCAAATGTATAAACACTATTTCCATTACTTGTTGGGTCATCTGGATCGGTATATACCGGTGTTGTACTACTACCATTTGTAGTGGCTGCTAAATTGACCACCACGTCATATCCATGGCTCAAATCGCTGAAATTGTTAATTGTTTGTTCATGCTTACCGTACAAAATAATAGCTTGACCACTTATTGGACTCGAACTATTAATAGGATCATTGTACCGATAATTTTTTACGCCAAATAATAAAAATCGTCCATTACCACTCAAAGCTATACTATTACCTAGACCATTTTGTACAGTACCATGTACATATTCAGTACCACTAATATCATTTACTATGGTTTGTGTATGGGTCTGGTTTTGTGTCCAATATGTACTGGAATCATAATAATAAACATAAATGTGATTGTTTAATTGAGACGTAGCCAAATAGGTTCCTTGATCGTTTATGTAGAGAGAACTACCAAATGGGCTCGATAGTGTATTGAATGCAGGTGAAACTAAATGTTGTCTATATACGTATTTACTTGTACCGCTATCGTACTGGAAATAATAAACAACACCGTATTTTGATCCAGATGCTGTACCATTCAAGAATGTCGAAACTACAATTTTGTCTCCATCTTGACTCATCGAAACCAATTCCCCTATTTTTGCACCATTTGCTATTACTGCACTACTATATGGTCGATTATTGGATATATCTTCATATAAATCCTGTATTTCTGACCAAGATCCAGAAGCATATTGGAAAACATGAGCTGCACCGGTATAATAAGTCGATGAACTCACTGTACGTCCAAAATTAACCGATCCTACTACTAATGTGGTTCCACTTAAATCAGAAGATATGGATGTACCGAAATTCGAATTTGCAAAAGCATTTGCCGGTTTAATGGAAAAGGTGAAATCTTTTGTAAAGGAACCGCTACTATAATCGAATTTATATACATTGGAATTGGAATAAGAGTTGGAATTTGTACCAACAAATAAGGTATTTCCATTCCGTATTGACAATGTAGAACCAAATCGAATATTGGCTAATATCGAAGAACCATTTGAATCCTGGTTTTCGATGAATTGCTGCACAGACCAACTTGATCCGGTACGTTGTAATACACATACTGCACCTACATTTAAGCTGGATATACGATAACCTGGTATTCCTACATATAGTACAGATCCATCACTATTGGATTGCATAGCATAACCGAATTCGGCTGAATATACTCCCGATGATCCTTGATGATTACTGATATATGTCGATATTATTGGAAAAAGAGACGTTTTATATGACCACGTACGAATTTCACTATTATATGAATATACATGAACATCCCCGTTGTGATTAGTTGTAGATGATACTATAGATTTTTGTGCTGATATAAATGCATAGGAACCATCAGATGATATACATACGGATTTTCCTACATAATTAGGTGATATACTTGTATCTAAAACGGATTGATTGGATAAATCTTGAGTGATACCTACTAAAGATGAAACATAATACTTTTCCATTGTTACCTATAAATACTAATTATAAAAACTTTATTTTAATTGGTCAATAATATTAGTTTCTGTTAAAATATACATAATGAATATTTTAAGAACATCCAAATTAATCTCTTCTAACCAAAATTTAATTGTTGATTCTGTCAAATCGTTTTGTAAAGAACAGCTTATTCCAAATGTGCGCGAAAATTACAAAAATGAATACTTTAATAAGAATTTGTACAAAGAATTTGGAAAAATAGGTGTTTTGGGATCCACGATAAATGGATATGGTTGTTTAGGAGAATCTTATAAAACATATGGCTTGATTTCCAAAGAAATCGAAAAAGTCGATAGTGGATATCGTTCCATGGTAAGTGTTCAAACATCATTAGTCATGTTTCCAATCTATAAATTTGGAAGTGAATTAGTAAAAGAAAAATATTTACCTGATTTAGCAAAAGGAGAGATAGTTGGATCATTCGGTTTAACAGAACCAAACGCTGGATCAGATACATCTCAGTTATCTACTTATGCGGTTGAAGGAGATGACCACTATATATTAAATGGTACCAAAACTTGGATTACCA